ATGGATAGGGGGACGCGATACTAGCGTGCCGTTTGAATCCAACTCAAAGTTCTGCATACGGTGAAGTTCATCTTCACGAATGGTTGTAATGTCCGCAACATTGTTAAGCCCACCAAGGAACGACGAAACAATGAGCGGTTCAGAACGGGCGCTTTTACCCACAGCGCTGAACCGCCGCACTTCAGTTGCGGGCAGAACAGCCATTACAAGTCCTCAATACGTGCCGTGTTAGTCGAATAAGAGTTAACTTGTGTCGCGTTTTCCTGGTTCGCTAACAAGTTCATGGCGTTCACGTATTCGGCTTGTTTGTATTGGGCGGCTTCCCAGTTTTCATCCAACTGGTATGCGCGAGCCAACACCAAATCTATGACACGTTGGAAGTATTTATCTGGCACGCTCAACGTTTCTGACAAGGCTGCCAGGTTCGCTGGTTGGCGCACAAAGAACAACCGCAAACCGTTCGTCACGTTCTCTAAGGGTTTGGGGAAAAGGTATATGTTCCCTGCCCGCTCATACCAGATAGATGGTTTCACGTCCTGAACAATGTCAGCGTCAGGGTTGGACAAAATATAGGTTTGTGCTTCCTGGAACGTGTAATACTCTAACGGCACACCGTCATAATGCAGCGCCTCAATATATTGGATGCTTTCTGACGGGTACGTGTAAATGTCTTGCCCACTAACAACGTTAGTTTGGGCGCTATCTTTCAGTATGGGGTTTTGCGAAATGATGTCTTGCTGGGCGCTATTAATCCAGTTGAGGATATCGTCGTTAGTAATTTGACGCCCGTCAGGGTCACCGAACTGACGCTTGACAGCGTTGGCAACTTCGGTTCCTGTGCGCGTGAAAATCTCAGCGGGCATTTATTACTCCCAGCGACGTTTATTTAGTATGTATTTCATTTTATCGCGTTTTTCTTCTCTTTCGTCCGCACGTGTTCGTTCTTGCAAAATATGTTGCGCATGCGTCAACGCGTCAAACTTGTCTAGTTCTTTTCCAAACCTGTGAGTGTCCCACTCAAAAATTTGTGCAAGAATACGCGCATCCAACATTGTTTCCGGGTAAACACTCACAATATATTCAGGCAAACCGAAGGGTCTGTGAAAAACCGCGTAGGGTTTATCCGGTTGCTCCAACAAGTAAGGGTGCTGCGGTGGCAGTTTCTCTAAATACAAATCCGGATTGTAATCTTTAAGAATTTCCGCCAAACGTCGACCATGTTCCGGTAAGTCTAAATTTTTAAAAAGCATAACCATCCCTCTAGCATACAAGAAACCCCCCCGCAGGAAGGAGGCGCGGGGGGGTTTCTCTTTTAGGAGGTGGATATGAAGTTAGACTTCAGCGATACCAGTTAGTTTACCATGCGCGTTGCGACGGTAGGTAGTCATCTCCGAGTAGTTGCGCATTTCAGCAACGAAGGCGTCATATCCTGACAGCTTCTGCCAAACCGCACCCTGCTCGTCAATCCATTCCCAACCAACGTTGGTGTTGAGCGCAAGCTCCTTGTCGTTCGGGAAGAACGCAACACCAGTCGGGCAGTCGAAGTCAGTCATCATGGGGATGTCACCGTAAGGTGTGGTGAAGGTAAGTCCACCAGAAACACCACCATTCATGTCCTGCTTGTTGACGAACTGACGCAGACCCTGCAGTGCGTTCCAGTATGCACGGTACACACCAGGGGTCGTCAGGATACGGGTCGGGCGCGAACCCTTCTTGCGAACGTTGAGGATAACGTCGTCGAGGTCAAGCTCGGTCAGTTCTCCACCAGCGTCAGCAGGAGTGGTTACGTAAGATGACCATTCGGGGTGCTCAGTCGGGTCAATCCCGAAGAGTGTTCCGGAGTCCTTGATGATGGCTCCGAAACCGGTCCACTCCTTGTTGTAGGAGTTGGTTCCCCCGGCTGCGGTACGCGAAGAACGCACGATAATGTCGTCAGCAACGGCAGTGACAGCAACGCTCACAGTAACAGTGAGAGTTGATTCGTCAATGTCGGTGATGGTGACATATGCGGTGTTCTGCGCGGTAGGCAGGTCATCGTGGTCCAGGATGTCAAGGCGGGTACCAATCTCAAGGTACTTCACCGAGTCAACCGTGAACGTAGTCGCTGCGGAAGGTGAGCTGGTCAGAACGGCAAGCGTTCCGGTTCCGTCACCATAAACCTGACGGTTCTGGTCCTTAGCGAGGTCCTGCTTGATGCGGGTCATCTCTTCGCCAACATAGTCGACGAATGCCTGCGGGTTGGACTTTGCCTGGTACATGGTCTGACCCGTGCACTTGATGGCACCGTAGAGGCTCTTCAGCCCCGTGGAACCACGAGCGTAGGTCTGCTGGCCTGCGTCGGGCAGAGCCTCGAGTTCAGCACGTGCACCAATACCGTGGTTGCGTCCAAAGTGAGCAACGAAGTTCACACCAGCGCCACCGACGTTGGTAATGTTCTTTGCGGTGCTCTTAATCATCCCCAGTGCGGGGGTGTCGTTGTTAATCTGCTCGTTTACACCATCGGAGTAAATCTGTTTCAGAATTTCCGAACCGATAGTTAACGAAATACCATCAGCCATTAGTTTTTCCTTTCGTTGGCTTGGGGTTTTCAGCTTACTTTTGCCCAGCCGTAAGGACGGCTATATAACAAGATTAGCAAATAAAAGACTAATAGTGTATTTAGCCGGCTGTTAGTGTTTCCGTGAGGGTCTAGGTTTGTGAACCCAAACGAAGAGCAAGCGCCAGGGCGGCTTCTCTTTTAGCGTCATCTGTACTCAAATCCGGCGGGGCAGCAGCGGTCATACCACTACCACTACCCACCACCTTAGGGGGACGTTTCGCAGCGTATTTGCGGCGAAGGTTTTCTTCGTAATCGCGAAGCTCGTGGTAAGCGTGTGACACTGACGGGTTGTTGCCTGCGTGAGCGTTAGCAACAGCACGCTTAACAACCTCAGCCCTGTCAAACGTCCCATACTTCTTTTCCAGTTCGCCCAGCTCGTTTTCTAGCTGCCGGCGACCAGCCTCAGCTTGCTCCTGATTAATTCTTTGCTCTTCAGCGGCTTTCTGGCTTTGTTCCAACTGCTGCAGACGCTCTTGTGTTTCCTGCAACTGTTTCGCCAGCATCATTTCTTGTTGTGAAGATGCGGCTTGCTGTTGAGTGTCGTTTTCGTCAAAACCAAAATAGCTTTCAAACGAATTCGGGTCGGCCTGCTGCTGCTGTTGACCAGTTCTTTGCGAAATCAGTCGCTGGGTTTGCTCAATCTGTGCTTTCAACTCTGCAACACCGGCGGCTTCCTGTTGCCAACCGTACGTCTCGCCAAGACCCTCATAAAACTTACGCGGGTCTTTGATGAGCGCTTGCTGTACCTGCAGCGCAGCCTCAATGTCAGCTTCGGTCACACCTTGCTGGGTGTATTTGCGTAGCGGTTCTGTCTCTTCGATGATTCGCTGGTACCTGCGCTGCCAATCCTCAACAAGCGGTTTGAGGTCTTCGTGGAGTGGTTCGGGGACAATGCTTTCAATGTACGACCATGAGATTGGTTCGTCGTCACTGTCTGTATCACTGTCATCTTCCGCCGCGATGGGTTCGTCGTCTTCTGGTTCCTCGACGGGAGTATCGTAGACTGGCTCTTCGATGGGAGTGTCGTCCGCTTTGTCATCGCCAAAGCCTTCAAAGCCTTCCACCATGGAGAGGTCTAGGTCTTTCAAATCAAAGGTATCGTTTTGGTTAGCCATAAACCTAACTATACCATAAGGTGAGACTTACCACTTAACCTTATCTGCCCAATAAGCTGCAGAAGTTTTCCCCTTAGCAATGTTCTTAGAATGGCGCGCCTTAAACGAAGAACGCTTCTTCTTCATCCGGTCAGACTCGCCGGTTTTAGGTTTACCAGCGGTACTAGCACCCTGCTCACCAAACCGAATTGTTTTAGGTTTACCATCAACCTCAACAACAACAACATGAGACTTTTTAGGGTGGCTGGGTGTTCTCTTGGGTTTGTTGTACCCCGACACGCCAGCATTCCTCAGAGCTGCAGCCTTACGGCCCTTACTTTCCGCCATTACTTTTTCCTTTTCGAAACAGCCATGTTGTCAACAAGGTTAGGGTACGAGCGCCCCGCAGCTTTTGCGCGAGCCTTAGCCTGCGCCTTCTGGGCTGGGGTCAAAGACATCCGCTTGCTTTTAGGTTTAGGGTTGGGTGTGTTCCACACTTTCTTTTCCATTATCTACGGCCCTTTTTTCTTTTTCCATAGACCATTTGACCCTCTGGCGATTTTACCCAATCAGCCAAGTCTTTAGCGTCTGCAACCGAATATTTGGTTGGACTGCGCCTGTTAAGCATTACATACGCCTCGACTACTTCGGGAGGCAAATCGCGGGGTAATTTCCGACGATTAGCCGGTGTCGCTTTTGCGGCTTTATTTTCCTTAGGGGTTGGATTTCCCTTTCGGTTGCCGTAACTGGGTTTCTTTTTCTTTTCCATTACATCGCCTGTTCTGGACCCATAAGGTCCGTCATGTTACCCATTTGCGGGGGCGGCGGCGCAGCGCCAGGACCGCTAGAGCCCACAGCGGGTGAAATGCTTCCAGAGTTACCCGGCTCGTACGCGCCACCAGGTTGAGGGCCACCAGGAGGGAGAAGACCCATCATCCTCATAGCGCGACGCGCCTTGTGCTGCGCAACGTGATTCATGACTTCATCCTGAATGTACGTTGGCAACATCTTGTACGACGAACTCTTTTGCATAAGTTCGTGAATCTCAATATGCACATCATCGTTATCCCACTCATTAATCGGGATAACACTGGGGCGCGGTGGAATCTGACCGTCAGGACCAGGCTGAACTTCACCCATAGACACACGCATCTGATGCATTTGGTCCGCCATCATAATCTGGTCCTCAGTGAGACGCTTAAAGTCGATATTCTCAGTCTGCGCCGCACGCTTATCAATACCGCGGCGAGTAGTCCACTGCTGCAACATGGGCATGTCAAGCAACTCGAACCCTTCCTGCGGTGTCATGTAACCGAACTTCATAAAGTCCATGACGTTTGCCATGCGGGCGCTCTTCGATTGCGGCAAAGCGCTACCTGCTTCAATGCGCAAATCCGTTCCGCGAGAAATCTCCGAACCCTTAAGCAGCATGGCTTCGTAGCCACCATCATCACCGGTGGCTTTCACAAGACGTGGGACATCCCAATAGTCGGCGCACAACGCCAACGATTGACGTGCCGTGTCCTCCACGGCGGCCTCCAACGACGTAATTGTGGGCTGCAGGTAAGAATCGTCACGCTCCTGCAAATACGCAATCGCGGTTGCTGCCGAAACGCCGCCAGGGGCCTGACCGCGAGTAACCTCATGTTGGCCGGAAATGTCCTCAAAGTTCATCTGTTGACGCTCGTTGAACTGGACAACATAAGAAGGAAGCTCTGTCAAAGCAACAGGTTGCGGGCGCTGAGCGTTGGGGCGCACGGGAATCCACAAACCAGGTTCAGTTGTTACTTTCTGGGGAACAACCGAACCCTCGTCGAACAACATTTGCGGTTTGCTGGTACGGTTTTTTGCCTCAATAATTTGAGACTGGGTGCGGTTATATTCGACCTGCAAAGGAATCAGGTCAGTGATTACAGAGTCTGCGTAAAAACGACCGGTGGGAATGTGGTCGATTTTTGCAAACGGGAACTGCCCGTGAGAGTAAGGCAAACCTGACAGGCCCGCTTGAATGATTTGTTCGTTAACAATGGTAACGAAACCACCTTGGGGCAGTATTTTGGTTGTGCCTGGTTTAATCCACGCTTCAATAAGTGTGGCGCTTTCGGGGCGTGCTTCTTTGTTGGCAGAGATTCCCAACTTTGATGGCGACATAATATCGTCGGTGTCGCCGTCTTCACTGACACGGAAGCCTTCGGGGAGAGCGTCTTTATAAGTCAGCTCAATCCATTCAATTGGTTTGTTGTACACGTTGAAAACGTACGGTTGGTCGTAAATGCATTCTTCCGTGAGGTCTGGTACCAGAATGTTGAACGGGCTCAACGCAGCCCAACACACTTCACCATAAAGTTCACTCACGGAATCATATTTATAATCATCCCAATAGGTTTTGATGTACGCGGTGCCAGTGATGGAAAGCCAGAAAGCCGCATCTGCGATTGTGCGGTGAAAGTTTCGACGATAGTACAGGGACTCCCACACTTGCTCACCGGCTCTTGCGGCGAACACATCGTCGTCATCGTTTGACGCTGGCACCACACTTGCGGTCGGTTTACCTGCGGTAAGTTTAGAAATCTCGGTACGAATAATAGGACGAATTTTGTTTACCGTGATTCGGGGAGTGTACTTGTCGAGCTTAGGCAGCGGGACAAGCCTGTCCTCATTACGGTTCCATTCGACGTACTGTTTGCCCATATAGAAAGAAAGATTTGTGTACCATTGGCGCTCATACACTCGACGCGCTGAACGCATAGTGTTGTACTGGCGTTTCACCCAAGCAACAAGTTTGCGACCGTCAGGACTTTGCGCAAAAGCACGAACCCTTTCAGCTTCAAGCATGTTCGGGTTCATTTCCGACTCGAGGGGCTGTTCGTACTCTTCAACCGTCTCTACTTCAACCAGCCGCATTTCATTGTCGGCTAGTTCTTTATCAATTTGTTTAGCTGATGACGGCTGTGATGGCATCCAAGTCTTCCTTGTCTATAGCGATATCGTCGGCTAATTCCCCAGCGAGTCGCGCTTCTTCTGCGGCATACGTGTCTCCACTATAATATCGCGCATTTCGTTCGTAGTCAGCCATTTGTGTTGTACGAGCTTTACTGAACTCAAGCTCGCTGTAGGTTAGGGCATCCTTACTTGCCAACAGCCGAACTGTCTCTTCTAACTGGTTGCTTAACTGTTCTGTTAAGAGTTGGGTTCTTTTGGGCTCACTCTTCACTATCCACAGTGTCAGCGCTAGTGCCGCTAGAGCCAGTAACGCCAGCAAGCTCATTGATAGCGTTGTCAGAAAGATGTTTGATTCCATTGATAACTCCTTCGATTGTTTCCGGCACATGTGAGAGCGCGGTTTGTAGTTCCTGTATGCGTTTTTTTGCTGTTTTAAGTTCAGCGTGAATTTCTTCTAGCTGTTCTTCGGCTTCTTCCTTGCTGATGTACTCAAACTGTCGAGCAAGCCACGCCATACCTCTAGCGCTCACATACACCTGTCCGTAGTCGGGAATAGAAAATCCGAGGTCTAGGGCTTTATCTTGACCCTTGGCGTTGCCGATTCCGGTAAGAATGCAGCTTTGTGGAAAAATCGTCATCATGTCGACGAAACGTGTTTTACTACTAGGCATATTTCTCCTTGATTAGATGAGAACAATGATACACCAAAAGGTTACTCTATGCCGGTGAAGTCGTAACTCGTCCCATTCGAACTCGGTGACCAAGAATTCAAATTCAACGCTCGAGAGTTTCTCCGCTGCAACTCTGTCCGCCACTGATGGCTCACATCCAACAACGCTGCAGCATACTCAACTTTGTCGTCGCTTTCGCCAGCATAATCTTGGGGCGTCAAATCTGGCATAAAAGTCATCAGGTAACGCAACGCATCAGTGGTGTGGTCATCTTTTTCACGCGCACCCTCTGGCTGGTTTTTCATAGCAGCAACCTTTTTGTTGACAAAACGGTTCTGTTTTGCGCCCTTTAACTCGCGAATAGTGTTATGGCACTCCTGCAACATTGTGAGAAAAGGTTTACCCGTCTTGGGGTTCATTTTTAGGTACTGCATTATCTTGTTGATGCCGACCTCTTTTTGGCGCGGTATCCCGTCCACGTTGATATAGATTCCGTGTTTCGCGTACTCGCTGATAATGCTTTCGCCCGTGATTCCGCTTCTCTGTTTCATCGCCGGGTCCCCGGTCACCATGTACGGTACGCAATCTAACTCCGCATTGATTTCTTTAATAGCTTGGGCATGGTCAGCAACTGTCGCATTAGCTTGGTAGTACTCCCTTATTACCGTCAGTCCGCCTTTAATATCGGCGGCAACCCACAACCAGGCGGTTGGGTTGTTAATTCCGTGGTCACCAGTTAAATAAATACGCATGTGTTGCGGGTCGAAACCGAACTCAGCAAAAGTTTGATTTGCGTGCGTTATTTCTTTAAAGTCTTTGTAAAGCGCACCGGAGATAGCCAAATACTCTCCACCGAAACGAACCGCTTTGTTTTCCTGGTCCATCATCCCAAAAATACGTTCAATGGCTTCTTTGGGAAGATACGGGTTCTCCGATGTGGACATTTGTATCAAACCAATAGCCGGTTTTTCTTTCTTCTCCAACGCCTCAAAATATGGTTGGTAAAGGTCATCGTAAATCCATTCCATACCCGCCACGGGTGTTTCACTAATCCACCAACACCCGTTGGTGTCGAGCAAACGCATCTGACACTCGTCAAAAATAACTTTCGGGCACTCCTCGTCAAAATGCACAAAATGTCGGGAAGTACCAGCGAACTTATCCAAATCCTGGTCCTGGGACATGAACTCTACAAAAGAACCATCTTTTAACGTTAACGTGTGCTGTTGCGCTGAATAACTTCTTTCCCAGGAGCCATCAATCAGAAAATCTTTCGGCATATATTGTTTGTAAAGCGGAAGAATGATTTTGTCGACACCGTTGAGGAAGTCCACGCAAACAACACGCCCCCTGACCTGACCTTCAAAGTTTGGGCGGTAAGGGTGAGACTTGGTGAGATACCAGACTCCTTCAACCACAGAGGCAACGCTTTTGCCCGAGCGGTTACCCGCCACGAACAAACGGTTCAAATCCTGCAACCGGTGAAACTCTTCTTGTTTCTCATGCGGTTGGTATGCGTAAACGTTTGGTTGACGAGCTTGAACCCGCAACTGCTCTTCAATATCTTGGACCAGACCCGCAAAATCTACGCCTTCGCTTTTGGCGGTAGAAGCCCTAGAAGCTCTGTAACCCATTTTCCAACTGATTCTTTACGCTGACCAAAGGGGTGACGCGATGCATTTCTTCAGGGGGAATGACATCAACAGCGGCACCACCTAACCGTGCCCCCATTGTAGCAAGCACCATAGCGTCGGCAATGTTGTGGTCCGTCACATTAATTTTGGTTTGCAACTGCACGCTTTCCATGACTGCTTCTTTTTTAGCGTTACCGTTACCCGTTGCATACTTTGCTCTAGACCGTGGGGGGATAATGTAAACACCCTTTAGCTCCACACCCTCATCTTTCAACCACGTGTAGATTGCATGTTTCACCATCCACCAACCGCCAGCAAGCTCATGCGACTTGCCGCCCTTGCTTCCGAAACTTGGGCCTTCCATTGCAATAATGTCACCGTTTTTGAGTGCAGATAGTGTGCGCCAAATTTCGGTTTGAATATAGTCCATACGAGGGTGCCCACGGTCTTTCGTGGTAATAATATGCATGTCATGCCACAACGGGGGCTTGTCCCCCGATTTTGATACAATGGCGATACCGGTTGCTGTAAGTGACGGGTCTATTCCTAAGATTTTTACCATAACGCAACCCTACACGAGGACACAGTGGCAATAGACGAAAACAGTGAAACGCGTGCCGCCCAACTGAAACAAATTGATGAGTTTCGTCGGGGTACAGCGGAGAGCACACCCGAGCCGCCACCTGCTGGTAGGTACGTGGACTGGTTTCACGCCCAAGCATCATACCGTCGGCCCACAGATTTGCATCACCAACTGGGGTCTAACTCGTGGGATGCCGCACCAGGGGACCACACTCACACCATTGAAGAGATTTTAGACATTGAAAAATCTGTCCACATCACACCAGAAGGCGGGACAACCGGAACTCAACCCACTTTCACTGGTGACCCAGGGGACGTGTTCTCTGGAAGCTACACAAGAATAGGCAACCTAGTGCACTTCGCCTACATGGTTGACTTCGATAACATCACCAGTTTTGGTACCGGCCAGTACACAATGGAGTTGCCGTACGCCGCCGAACACCCCTACGTTTTTCGTGACGG